ATAATCCTAATGCTGAGAAAGTACCATCTAAAGAAGATGAGATTGTAGATCCTGTATTTGCTATTCTTATAAAATCATATTTTTGAAGAGGAAATAAAGTATCTGTAGGGAGAATACCACTTCCAGTTAATATAGTTTCGTTTGTATTTGGATTATAAACATTTAAAAAATTAAAATCATAATCAGCTATAGAACCTGATATAGGATCGGTAAATGTTAATAAAGGATATAACCAAGGTTTAAATATAGACCCCGTATCATCAAAGGATGAAATACTTTGAGAATGGAAATAAGGAACGTATATAGGAGATGAATCACTACCACTCCAAAAAGCAGTAAAATTTCCTGAACTTCCTGTTTTTGCGAAAATAGTGTGATATCTAGCTCCTCCTTCTACAACAGGAAGATTTGCTAATAAATTTGAAGTAGAAATATTACTACCACTTACTGGAAGTATGTATGGTTTAGAATTACTAGGAAATAAATTAGATATTATATATAAATAATCATTAATTTGTTGAGAATCACTATTTTGATTACTTAAACCATAAGCACTACCATTTTCATCGACAATATAAATTAAATTTAAATTACTACCTGAAGGATATTCTGGGGAAGAATCAGTTATTGTATTAAAATAACAAAAATATCTAGCATAATTTTCTACGTTAGGTACTTGAGAACCTGTATTGAAAAGGGAAGTTGAATTTAAATTTCCATATTTTAAATCTTGATATAAATCAGCATTAGATAACACTTCAGATTTATTAGCAAAAGGTAATTGGGCAGGGTTTTTAAATATTGCTTGTCCAAAACCAGGAGATATTGTAGTTGAACCAAAATATCTAGGATTAGCATGTTTTAATGAGGTATAATCCGATTGTGGAATAGCAAAACGTGTTGCACTTCCTGATAGTACTGTTTGTGTATTAACTGCTATATAGGGATTAGTTGAAAAATCTAAATCCATATAATAAGGATTAGGCCTATTTGCTAATACGTTATTTAATAAAGGTTCACAATCTCCATCTAAATCATTTAGTTGATCTTCATATAGTATAATATTAATGGCTTTAGCATGAACATCATATACATCTATATTTGCAAAGAAATATAAAGGAAATACTGGATTACTAATTTGAAGCTGATTAACTGAAGCTGTGTCTCCTGCTGCTAAACTGGGACTAGTATAAAATACCTTTCCGGAATTATCTTTTAATTGAACTACAACTGTTCCTCCAATAGGATCATCAACATTAGTATCTATTGTAAAACTTATATAATAAGTATTTTCAATATCAACATCATAGTTGATTCTGTTATATATTCTTTGAAAAGCTTCGGCTCCATCATTTAATATCGGTCCATAAGGTAAACCATCTATAGTTACAAACGTATAACCTACAGATCCTGTACTATATATTTCATTAATATTTACAGCACAATCACTTAAATCTCCATTTGTAACTACTAAATTAGAACCACTAAATTCTCCATTAAAGAATTCATATTGGTAAGATGACGTAAAAGAAACTGAACCACTTAAAGAGGGGGTAGTACCAGACCAACTTTGAGTAATAGGAACAATATTAAAGCCAGGGCCTAAAGATGAAGTTAAACTCCCCATTTCAGGAACAGATCCACCTGAACTACCTGTGATTAAAGTAGTTAAAATAGAACCTGAGAATAGTATATTTTGTGTTCCTATAGGCGTATTCCAATTTGTATTTGGTTGACTTCCACTACCATAATATGAAGTTGTAGTAAAAGTATCTACTTGAGGAACAGGATATTTATTTCTTTCTAATAATGTTTGTTTAATTACTATACCAGATGCTAAAGCTGTTCTTGCGGGAACAAAGTCTTTTAACATCTTAAATAATGAATTATCAAAATAAGATATTAGGTTAATAAAATCAATCCAATTGTAATTACTTACATATTTTTCAAAATAAGCATCTCTTAAAACATCTAAATCAGGATAAGTTACTGCTGATGATGATATTTGTCTTGGATCACCTATTAATTCTCCAATATTAAAATAACCAATAGATGAATTAATATCTTCGTTTATTTCATTTTGAGGAGATAAAGCTATTTCAGCATAATTAACATTTTCAGTATAACTTTGACTTATAGGAAAATTTTGTTGAATTGTAACTGTTGAAGATAATACAGTATTATTGGGTATGTTATTAAAAGTAATATTATAAAAAGGTAAAATTATATTTTCATCATCAATTTTATTAGATACATTATTTTGTATACCAACAGCAAATTGATCAAAAAATATGAATTCTCTATTTACATTAAAACTTGAAGTATTACTTACATAAAAATTACTATTTGAAGTAAAGGAAGAGGTAGCAACCCAAGAACCTGTTACTTTAGGATGAACAGAAGTTGAACCTGTATATAATTCTCCACCTAGAGGTGCTCTAAATGCTAAATAATCATCTTCTTCAATTGAATAAGGATTCATTACATAAGCATCAAAAGCATTTTCACCTAAAGCTTTAGTATAATATCTAATTTCTTGGAAAGAACCACTAAATATTTTAGCTCTAGGTCCTAATGAAGCAGTTCCGAAATAAGAAAATTCAGAACCTATCCAAGGGTTTTCTGTTGATGCTGTTACTGATGAACTTGCTTGAAATCCTATAATATTACCATTTGATCCTGAGTATAATTTGTTTTTAGCAAATAAGGTATAATTTGGATTATTATTATCTTTATTAATTAATACTGACCACCATCCACCATCATAAAAAGGTAAATATACACTAGCCGATACATTTGCATTGGCAACATCGGGAATAAATTCTAATAAAGCATAATGATTATAAGGATTAGGAATAGAACCTGAGTAGGAACCACTAGAATAAGCTGAACCTGTATATCTTAAAATTAATGATACTCCTGAACCTGCTCCATCATTAGTACTCCATAAACTTTGAGAATAATATCCTATATTTGTTGGAATATCTGTGGTTTGGAATCTAAATTCTACGGATTGAGGTCTATTATTTTCAGTCCCCCAAACAGAATTTAATATAAATGAAGAGGAAACAAAATAAGATCCACTTGTAAAATAAGCATAATTAAATTCATCTTGCCAACTATCCCAAGTGTTTATATTTTTATCTTTTCCTCCATATTCATTTACTCTTAAAATAGTATCAGGAACACCAAATATATTTAATAAAGTTTTTACACCATTAACAGTACCTTTTGTTTTTAATAAGTAAGGTAAAGCATGATATATTTTTTTATATGTTAATTTATGATAATCATCAATAGTAGGAATATATTGTTCCTCTGTTGATGAAGTAACATAAGTAGTAACTAATTTACTGCCTGTGGGTAATAAAATACTACCTGTAGGGGATAATCCTAATAATGAATTATAAATGTTTTCTGTAGTAAAATTACTTGAATATAATTTAGTTCCTAAAGATTCTATAACATCGGCTACTATATCTTTAGAAACACCTAAATTTAATCCAGGGTATGCCTCTAATTTATCGGTTACTGCCCCTGTATATAACCATATTTGGTCAAATAATTGACCAACCATATCAATAAATAAGAAATAATTATCATTATCATTAGTTCTAAGATATTCAGGAACTAACCAATATAAATAATTTTGATTGTTTGTATCATAATTAGAAGCAGTGACAGATTGAGTTGTATACCAAGCTTGACCAGTAGCACTATTTACATCATACAAAACATAAGGTAAAGTGTCATTTGATTTAGGCCAAGTATAAGATCCTGATTGGTAATACAAATATTGTTCGTAAGGATCAAAAGTAGAAATTTCATCTTCTATTTGTTTTTCTAATAATACTTTATTAGATAATACCACTGATGAACCTGAGGTTGAACCTGTTATATTATTATATATTAAATTTAAATCTGCTTGAGAGGAAGAAATATTAGTTAATTTAGTTACAAAATTATTTAATCTTTGTTGCGCTGAAGAGAAAAACACAAAATTAGAATAATTATCATAATTAACATTTATATTAATTCCTATATTTGAACCTGATAGAAAGTTTATTAATTGGTTATAAGATCCTGATAAATCAGTAGCCGTTATTTCGTCATAATTTTTATATGTGGTTGCGGGACTTATTTGGTCTAAAACATCTAAATTTATATTTGGAGGACCTATATATATTGATGTATCTTCTAAAATTAAAACATCATCAAATTCTACTTCATAAGCTACAGATTCACCATTTTTTGTAACAACATAACATGTACTTTTAACTCCGAATTCTTGAGGTAAAGGTTCATATAATTTAATTAATATTGAAAAAGGATTATTAACATTATCTATAGCAGCATTAATAGCTACAACATATTTATTGTCTCCAAAATTTAAATAAAATTCATCAAATTCAGAAGAATTTAAAAAGTCAGTTTGAAATTGTTCAAAAGATATTTGTAAACTATCATCGGATATAAAATTAGACTTTAATCTTAATTCAGTTCTATCCGAAGAAATATCAGAAATAAAATATTGATTATTTGGATTTGAATTTAATCTATAAGTTACAAAATTATAAACAGGTTTAACTTTACCAAAATTTAATCCAACATTTTGAAGATCCTGAGTAGGATCTAAGTTTATAGTCGATATTTGAGCTAAATTAGGAGTAGTTATACCGTCTTGAGAAGAGCCAGTAGCATTTACTGAAGGTGTCGTTGATGCTAAAGATGGATCTTCAGTATTAGACCAATTAGTAAAGTTTAAGTCTTGATAAATTAATTCATTATTAAGATCATAAACATAGTATTCTACTATATCTTGAGTAGGATTAAATAAACTAGTAACTTCAAAAGAATCAAATAAGACAGTATCCTCAGGACTAATGTTCTGATAACTAAGGGTATTAGGATCTATAGGTCTAACTTTATTCATTATTTATTTAATTGTTGTTGGGTTTGGTTTAATGTAGCTTGAACACTTGCAATATCGGTTTGTATTTGTTGTCTTTGAAGGTCAAGATTTTCTTGTCTTAGTTGAGTAATTTCTTCTATTAATGCTTGAATAGTTTCATTTGTTTGGGTTGCATTAATATATTCACTACTTGTTTTTACAAGATACTCATGAGAATTTGTAGAACCAAATTTAGGTATATTAAAAAATAAAGTATTATATTGGATAAAAAATTCTTCTACGTTAGGAGGTTGAACTTCTTCTACTATAATAGCTGGTGGTGTAAGTTGAGTAAATTCAGTATTGATAACATTATCAACAGCACTTTTAGCATATACTTGTTTTCTTAATCTAATTCTTTCCATTATCCATTAATTACTTTAAAGTAATATCCATCATTATATACTAATGTTGAACCATTAATTGTTGTTTGAATTAATACTTGGTAATATCTTTCTGGTTGTAAACCATTCATATATAGTTTAAAATAACTACCTGTAGTATCGGCACTTAATTGAGTAAATCTAGTATCAAATTCTACAACATATTCATTTGTACTTAAATCTTTAATTGCATAATAAGATTCTTGAGGTAAATAATAATTTTGAGTATACAATGAAGAAGTTTGCCATACTACAGGAGGATATTCTGGGGCGGCATTAACTCTAAATACATTTACACTTTGGCTATAAAATACTCCGGGATTTTGATTTAGGGCAATACGCGCAGGTAATGTTGTTAATAAAGGAGTATTTGAACTAGTTGCCCATACAAAATCTCTCCAGCTAAATTGTAATGCTGGGGGGTAAATTGTATTTGTATCAACTGAAAAATATTTTAATTCTGGTTGGTAGTTTCTATTATATATAAATTCGGGATTTTGTTTAACTAAAAATCCATAAAATGTTTTTCCATCATCTCCATCAGGTAAAGATCCCGTATACCAAGCTCCTATTATATTAGTTACAGTAGCATTTAAATCTTTGTCTGTAGAGTAGTTAAATGTTTGGGAAGCAGAAATTGAATTTAAGGATGAATTCCATTTATTATTTGAAGATGCTGTATACCATGTTCCACCACCAGCATATGGATTACCACCTTGAATTGGTGGAAGATTTCTATTAGTACCAGAACCAGTAAAAGAAGCAGTTACTCCTGTTGGAAAACCTGAGGTTTGCCAAGCAGTACTTCCGGAGTAATTAACCCAATACCAAGTAGCACCGTCTGTTGAAATAGGGTCATCCAAATATTGACCCGTACCCATACTCCAGTTTTCAGAAACATAATAAATTTCTAATAAAGTACCTGTAGGATTAATATCTATACCTGTAGCTGTTGATATAAAACATTGTAAATTAACCTGATAACTGGAGGTATTTAAGAGTTGAGCTGAAGCTGATACTCCCATTTTATTAGCTAAAATATCTTCTATTTTAGAACCATCAAAAGTAACTAAAAATCTACTTGATTGAGGATCAGGTGTACCAGGAGTAAAAGAAGTTTGGGTTGCTTCTATAATAGGGTCTAACCCTGTATTCATATTGGGAAATAATGAATATAAGGTTGTATCTTTAGAGGGGAAAATTTTATATACTGCCATTTTATAATGTTACTACTCTTCCTTTAATATCTACTGTAGGGTATTTAACTTCAAAAATCATAGGATCTATTGAAGGATAAATTATATTATTATATGTTGCTGATTGGATATCATATGCATATTCACTATATCCTTCAACGGTGTTTGTTTTATTAGTTATGTTGATATTTTGTACTGTTTGTATACCATCTATTTGGTCTAATCCCACAAATAGTTGTTTTAATATAATGGGTTGATTAATTTGCCAATTATCTATATTAAAATAATCAATTAAATAATTAATACAATTAGTTAATACTTGATCATTATTATAATTAGGTAAAACAATAATATCAAACTCAACTCCAATATTAATTATAAAAGCATCTTTAATTTTTACTGAGTCATTTATAATTCTAAAAGGTTGTAAATAGGTAATAATGTTTTGTTTAAGAGCAGGTGATGCAATTTTTAAGCTACCATCATTATTTGATCCTAAAATATAAACATCTACAGCACTTGGAGGAGTTCCAATAGTAGTATTTGTAGCTTTTTCTTGAATAGTATATACTTTAGAAATACTTCCATATTGAGGAGGTAAACTTAATACTCTAACATTATAATCATCAGCAGTTACTACTCTTAATTGGGTTTGAAAATTAGCTAAAGAATTTTGTCTTATTTCTTCTAAAGAATCTCCACTACTACCTCCAGAAGCTGCGGCCGCATTATTTACTCTTAAGGAATCAAAAGTATCTTGAGCTGTTTGTGTTGAAGATATATTTGAATTTATAAATTGTACTCCCGAGGTATTAACAGAAGTTAATGTGCCTACAGGAGCATTACTAGCTACTCCACCTCCTACTAAATAACGGATAGTTAAAGTAGTGTTAGAAGGTGATACACCAAAAGTATTTGTAAATACAAAGTTAGTAGGTGAGTAAGCAGTTGTTAATTTATCTTGTTGATAAGGTAATCCTAAACCTACGTTTTGAGGGTTAGGAATAATTACTTCTGTTGTATCATTAGGATTCCCAGCACCAAATAATATTCTAAGATTTTCAGCATCTAAAAAACGAGAAGCAAATCTGTTTTGTACTTGTTTTATCCTTAATAAATTAGGAGTATCAGTAAAAGAAGAAAAATTAGGGTCATTAGGTGCGGTATTAGTTATTGTATCAAAAATAGCATCTTGAGCTAAATTATCTACTTCATACCATTGGTTTCCATTTGAATCAAAAACATCTAAAATTCCTATTATATTATTATCATTTATATCAATATAATTAAAAGGTACAGGAACAGTAAATGTTGAGGTTGTAGTTTTTATGGTAGAAGATACCGCTTGTCTTGATTTTTTTAATAAATAAGAAGTAGGTGAACCACCACTTGTTTGATAAACAATTACTTCTGTAGGATCTAAAGAACTACTAAAACTAAAATCTACTTTATCTCTAATAATAAAAGTTAAATTAGAATCTGTATTTGAAGTTACAGTAGTATTAGTAGGTATTAAAAGAGAATAATTAAAATCTGGAATAGTTATATTATTGCTTCCACTAGTAGTAGAAGGAACTGTTTGATAAAAATCAAGAGTGACAGTAGCAGCTGATGTAACTTTGGGTTTATAACCTAACATGTAAGCTAAATCAAATATATTATTTGTTTGGCGAGCATATTGAATATATGTTTCTTGAACTTGATTATCTAAATAAAAAGATAACACATCACCTACATAGGCAGCCATTTCCATAAACATCATTCCTGGGGATGATGGACTAAAGTCATTATATGTGTTAGGGAAATAGGTTTTAGCATAAGTGATTAATTGATCTCTTAAGGTGCTAAAATCTCTATTTAAATATTTTATATCTCTATTAATTGCCATATTATACTGTTACGTTTATAGTATCGTTTATACCAAAGTTAGCTACTTGATAAGTAATTGTTATTGTTAAAGTATTAAAATCTTCATTAGGAATATAATCAATGTTTTGAACTTGTACAAAAGGAAAAGCGTTTCTTAATTCATTACTAATTATAAATAAAACATTATCTTTTGTTACATTATCTAATCCTTGAAAAATAATACTTTTTAATTGACTTCCAAAAAAAGGATTAAATACTCGTTCTCCGGGTGTTGTTGAAAAAAAGTTTATTAAATTATATTTAATAGCATCTCTAGTTAGATAATTAGATTTAAATACTGCCGGACCATTAAAAGGTAAATCTACACCTACCGCTTTTTCAGCTGCTAAGTCTACAGGAAATCTATTTCTAACTATAATAGCCATTATTTACCATTCATTAAAGACATAATTTGATCTAACCCAACACTTCCTTCAGGTAAAGCACCATTAACATTATCTACAGGTCCTGTGGGGTTGAAATTACCAGCGTATGCTGTTGTTGCGGGGTTTCCGTGTTGCATTTCCTCTAAAATACCACCAAACATTGCTTGTCTTTCAGCAGGTGTTAATTGTTTTGGTTTTTCAATATGAGGTTGAGCATATGTATCTCTTACAACAGACTCATTCATAACTGTTTTAGGTGCACGAACTGCTTCCAAAAGAATATCTTTTAATTCTTCTTGAATAGCTTCTTTTACTGCTTCTTTGATAAATTTTTTTAAAATATCAGTTTTCATTATTTATAAATATTATTTTTTATTATTTTTTTACTAAATAAATGTTAGAACTACAGGTAATTGATTATTTGGGGTTATATTTATTGAAACTCTTCCTTCTATTACCTCTATATCAGTTATTAAATACTGTAATTCTTGTATATAATTTAAAACTATAGGTAAATTTTTATTAACAGTATTTTTTGAATTATCAGTTGCTCCTTCTTTTCTTTGATCAACTTGTTTAGTCCAATTATATACTGCTATAGCAAAAGAAGATAAATCTGAAGGATCCAAAGTAGTTGGGATTGTTGGAGGAGGGATTCTTAAATAAGCATCTAAGCTTAATTGGTTTTTTAATTTATTAAGAACTTTAGATATTCTATTCCTAACAATTGATAATCTAACTTCTTTATTAGCTTCTGCTTCAGGAAGTAAATCTTCTTCTAATGGAGGAGGTTGTGGTGAAGGTACATAATCTCCTACTAAACCGGATTCATCTATTATTTGTTTTAATTCTTCAACTAATGTTTGAGTATTTGTAGTAAAAGATAATTCTGTTTCTAAAGTTGGAATACCATTTCCATTATAAGCAACAGCTTTTCTTCGATTTAATTGTTCATTAAATTTAACTTCTATAATTTTTAATAAGAATCCTTTATAAAGATTATCTTGGTTAGCACTAGATTGTTCTTGCTGTCTAACTAAAGTTTCTACAGATGAATTTAAAGATGGAAGTGTGGTTGTTGGAGAACAAATTTTTAATACATTAATGATTTTATCTAATGGATCTTTTATACTTTTAATATAAAAAGATATCAAACTAGTAGCTACAGTAACACTTCCTATACCTACTAATATTTCAGGTAATCTTGGAGTACCATCTTTTTTATATAATAATTTTTTATTAGCATAATCTACATCATCTACTGCGGCTACTACTGCTCCTGGTAATCCTGGAGGTGGGATTACTTTAACTGCTGCTGAAAGAGTAGGTATTAAAGTGTCTAAAATAGTAGATGTAGTAGCAATTACTGTAGCTCCTGTAGAAATTTTTGTCATTAAATCATTTATATCACTAACAAAATCTGCTGTTGAATTTAATTGTTCAATTATGTTTCTTATAGGTTCTATTACAATATTTAAATTAGCTTGTGAAGGACAAGCATTTGGTAGATTATCTTGAATTTTTTCAATACCTAATTGTAATGCATATTGTTGAACTAAGGGTAAAGCAGTTGATGCTAACTGTAGACCTTGATTAGTTAATATATTTCCTAATTTAGATAATCCTTTTGGTTTTTGATTATCAGGAAGAGAAGCATTTACTGTTTGTGAAACTGCTTTTATATCTATAATACCACTTGTTTTAGGTAGTGTTTTAGATTTTCTAGCATTATCATTTAGTTTTTTAACATTTAATGCTTCCTTTTTAGCAATTTGTTCTTTTGCTTTCTTTTTTGCTATTTCTTGAGCTATATCTTTATTTATAGGTAATGCCATTATTCAGTAAAACTTTTAGTAGATAAAGATTCATTTTGTAATTTAGTAATTAATAATCCTAAATTTTTAGAAACCGTTCCAGCAGTAGCAGCTAAAGTAGCAAAATTAGTTCCTGCGGGTTGGGATATTAATAATTGTAAAGTATCTGCTAAAGTAGCTATATTGGTCATAGCTTCTTGTAAAATACCTGCCGTAATTTTACCTTTTAATAAAGGTTCAGTAGCATCTTTTCCTCCTAAATATACATTAGATTGAATGATTGTTTCTTTAGTATCAATATTTACACTTTCAACAGCATTTAGGTTAACTGAATTATTAGATATAAGTAATAAATGGTCATTATAAGCATTAATTACTACTCTACCTGAATTGATAATAATCTGATTCCCTGAATATTCTTTAGGATTAGTTGGAGGAACATAATAACTGTTATATGAACTAGAATTATTTAATGGAATTTTTTGAGTAGAACCCATATAAATAGAAGCGGGATCCTTATTTATATCTTCTAATATAGGTTTCCAAGCTTCTTTTCCATCGTCATATTGTCCATTACGAATTATTATAATAGGATCTCCCTGATTACTATCACCAGGGGTTGACCATTGGTTTCCTAAATAAGGTAAACCATTACTTCCTGTTACCGTAGAACCAAATCTAAATGATTGACCCCATCTACCTTCAAAAATTACATCACCTTCAAAAGGTTGTAAATTTTTAATATTGGGTTGTTCATCAAATGTTTCTCCTAAATTAATATCATCAACACCATCTGTTACTTTTACTCTAGATCCGGCTTCAACTTCTTGGTAACTTTTTATTTCTGAGGGGGTAGCAGTGGTGGTATCTGTTGGGTTTGGTAAAGCATTATTATGAACACTATTCCATATGTTTATAGGAAGAAAATAATAAAACTCTTGATCATTTAAATTTATAAAATTAGGATCTTGTAAGTTTACTGAGGGTAATGTTATTACATATGCTATTTCATTTATAAGAGGAACTTGTCTAAAATTAGGAAATAAAGGTTTAGCAAAAATATAATTATCTAAATTTTTTGCTCTAGCAGTAGTTGTTGGTTGGGATATTGAATCAAATAATATTCCATTAAGAGAAAAATCTTCTCCATATTTTGTATAAATTTCAGGATATTCTATTTTAGTTTGTTCTAAATTTAAAAAAGTGTATTTAACCCGTACAGGAGTAATAGTAAAAATTCCTTTTCTTTCAATTTTTCTACTATCTTGAGATATGGTTTTAAATAAACTATTATTAGCAAACATTATTTTTCTCCTTTTAATTCATTCATAGCAGCCAGTAACTGTTCCTTTTCTTCTTCCGAAATAGTTAAAGTACCATCTACGGTTTGGGTTTGCATAGCACGTTGAGCAAGTGCGGCCATTTTAATTAATAAATCATCATTTTTAACACTTATTTCCATATATTCCTTAATTAAAGGAACAACTAAAGTAGCATCTCCAATATCAGAAATTAAAGGTTTTAATTCGGATATAAGAGCAGAAACTTGTTTGTCTTTTTTCTGTTGATTATTATAAATTTCCTCCAAAATATCGGAGAATTTTTTATTTTTAAAGACTATATTATCGAATTGTGACATAAATATACAATTAGTTTCTTATAAATATGAAACTCAAAAACTTGTATATCCGTGTTCTAAATAAAATACATAACCTTTTTTAAAGACATCATAAAGTTGATTTGCTATTTTTGTAATTTTAGGTGTTTTAGCATCAACCTGTTCACGGATATAAATGTAAAGAGCTTTTTTATTAAATACATCTAAATTTTCTCTTTTACGAAATAATTCTAAAATAGCATCTGCTATTTGAGCGTCATATTCTTTAGGAAATAATTCAAATATATTTTCGGTACAATAATCAGTAAATTCATCTATATACATAGATAAACGTTCATTAGATGGAGTTTCATCTATGTTATATGAATGATTTTCATCTTCCTCTAAAATGTCTATAGACGTTGTATCAATCCTTTTTTTATAATTTTTCTGGTTTGATAAAATTAAATAACGTTTAGCAATAGTACCAAAATAAGAATATGCTTTAGCACCTTTTGTTTGATCATAAAGATGGATTTTAGAAAGTAAAAAGGTAATTACTTCATGTTGTAAATCCTCAATATTATCTACCTCTGTATAATAAAATTTAAAGGTATGTATAATATTTTCGGTTAGTTTAAAAAACCCATAATGAATTTTTTCTCTGTATATTCTACTTCTTAACTCAGGATCAGGAGTATTATTATATAATACAATAGCATTTTCAGTGTCTTGAGTAAAGTATTGTACTCCCTTTTTTTTCTTTTCTATAATTAAATCCATTATTTAAGTTCTTTAACAATAAAAGCATTTAAAATAGTTTGAATACTTTTAATTTGTTCAAATACAAAACCTACTTCGTCATCTGATTTAAATGAACCTCTGTGATCTACTTCTTTTAATTTTTTATCCGCAACCTCAATTGTGTCCGATATTTTATTAAGATAAGTCATATATCCTGCTAGAATATCTTCTTGGTTTTCGTTTTTACGTAAGAGGTTAAAGGTCGTATATCCTAAGATTACGACCAATAACGAAAGAATTATAATTGTTAATATCATAAATTATCTAATAGATTTTTTAATCCCTCACTCTTTACAGTATTTAAAGCTTTTGCTTTAGTTCCTGAAGTAGTGGGAGATGATTTTTTATTACCATCCAATGTAAATACTTTCTTTGGGGAAGCCACGTTACCCTGGAGTTTTGGTAACCATTCTCTTTCAAATTCAATCCTAGCAGCCATCAAATCGGCCTGGTGGAGAATGTATGGAAGAGAGGTACGTGGTTTTTGTTCGGGCATAAAATTGGCTAAATACTTTTTATTTGCCTCATCATATAAACCATCATGTGTTTGGATAGCTACCATTTCATTAAAGGTATACTGGATATTATGGGATTGTAACATAAATAATCCTCTATCAGGGACAGATGCGAATGGAACTTTAGTATTAAACATATAATCCTCTCCTAATTTTTCACGTCTCCAATTATCGGTTTGAGGAATATAGGAATCTTGTGTTTCATCCCCCATTTTACCCAGGTCATGATTAAGAGCAGAAAATACTAATTCTTCTTTAGTATAAGTAGTAGTATCAGCACCCATAATAGCCCATAATTCATGAAGATGTAAAGCACAAGTAATTACACGATTAACATGTTCTACATAACCTCCAGGAAAAGCATTGTGGTATTCTTTTTTATGAGCAGCAGGCATCAACATTAGACGCTCACTATATTTTTCATAAAATTCTAATACTTTAGTTTTACGAGGTTCCGAAATATGGTCTTCAATAAAACCAATTAAACGTAACCAGTTTTTAGAAATTTCCTCAGCAGTAAGATTCATATGTTAATATTAATTAATTTCACCCGGACCTAAAGGTTCTTGTTGAACAAATCCTTTAGCATCGTTAATATTATCCCTCATTTCTTGGATAATTTCTTCTACAATCGTCCAATTACCTTGTCGCAACGCTAATTGTAGTTTCTCAATTCCCCCCTCTACTCTCTCCATTCTTCTCATTATTATTTCTCTATTTTTCATATTTTTTTCTTTTCCCGTGATTGGAATATAATATTGGAAGTAAGAATCTCCAAGCTTAAGTTAAAAGAAGTTTTATAAATTCTAA